ACGACAGGATTATATAGTATAATTTTTTTGATTTAAAGCCTATTTTTTAGGCGGCTCTGATGCATCGTAGGTCTGTATTTGCTTAGTTTCTTCATCAAATCTTTGATGCCAATCACTAACCATTCTAACCAACATATTTGAAAAGTGTTTTAAACCAGCAGAATCAAATATTATTTTACCCCTTATAAATAGAGACCATCTTTCTTTCCAAGAAAACTCCACGTCACACGATCCATCTTCTTTTTGTTTAAATATCATTTTAATTGTCCATTGTTTATCATTGAAGGCATTCCATAAAAAGGCCTTTTGTCCCTAACAAAATCTCTGTTTGGTCCATTTTTATTAACGTAATGTAAGAAGGCTTGAGCTTGCCAGTCTCCTTGAAACTCTTTTCTAGAGTGCGTTATTTCACAGCCCTTGTATACCACAGCTTGTCCTGGTTTTAAATCTATAGGTTTTTTATCCATATAGATAGGCCATTTAGTCCCGCAAGAACCTATACAAACCGTAACGCTATATTCACAGGATGGTCTATCTCTGTGTGCAAATAAATCTGCAAATTTAGTGTACATCCTCCAAAAAGAATAAGTTGGTAATAATTCAAGACCAGTTGTTTTTTCCATAAGACCAACCTTATTCAACATTAAAGACTCCATTAAATAATCCGCGTAAAAATGAGAGTCCATGTTATGGTTTTGATCTTCTTTTTTTAAACCAACAGACAAGCTTAAATTAAATCTATGTTTTAATCTACAGTAATCAGTAAGAAGTTTTGTTTCTTCTGGCGTTAAGAACTTATCTATAAGACAATATTTTTTATTTTTTAAAGAGCCCATCCTACTACTGAATACCTCGTTCCTTTTGTTATTGGTTTTACACCGTGTGGAAATAAAAAATTACTTGGCCACACTATTAATCTATTAGGCCTTACTGGCACTATTAATTCATCTGTGAGATCAGGATTTGCAAAACCTAACTCTCCACCTTCATAATCATTGTTACATAAAAGTATCATACTCATCGTTCTTGGTTGTGCAGCAAAATGATCTACATGAAAACTATAATGTCCACCTACCCCATACTTTAAAGCTTCTATTGAATTTATTTGTCCAACTCCCAAATCTTTTATATTCGTATCTTTTGCATACGTCCTAATAGATTCAGAAAAAAATCTATTTAATAGGTTACACCAGTGTGTTTCTGTTAAACTTTTTCCAAGATTAGTTAATGGTTTGGTTTGAACATTTCTTATATTCTTATCAAGAACACCATGTCCTATCACACCTGATTTAAACTCACAGGTATTGAACCATCTTATCATATTACCTAGGGTTTGAGGTGGAATAATATCATCGTAAACTTTTATATAATTTCTTAACTCCATGATTTTTTACTCCATATTCTATCTTTGTAGGATCTTATAATTTGAAGCTGATGACGAAGATAATCTTTAAATGTTTCTTTTCCAGTTTTAGTTCCAAATTTCATTTTCCAACTGTCTCTTTTAAAGGGTATAACTTGTGCAAACGGAGTGCCTCTTTTAATAGTGGTAGTTAAGGTTTCATATTTATAACCATTTATAATAAATGGAAAATTAACTTCTAAATTCCATTTATCTGTATCTACTATGCCGGCAATAATTTCAAACCTATCATCCGGATTGTTTAAAGGTGGCACAAATAAACAAGAATATCCAGGAGGTGTTTTTACGACCCAAGGATTTAATATTTTTAATATGTCAAAACCTTTATTTTTTTCAACAAAATGAGATCCCTCTAATTGAATTTTGTGATGATATTGAGGTTTTTTTCCATTTAAATTCATCATTTTAGCACCCATCATATTCTCCTCATTAAATAAACCGTATCTAAAATTAAAATCTTTTAAATTTTTTCCTGTTTTTTCATCCACCATTACTTTACCTGTTTCAGGATTAATTTTATCTACGTTAAATTCTATATATAAATCTTGAGGCATTTTTAAAACATAACCTGCTGTCAGTGTATCTAAAACAGGCATACAACCTTTAACTGTTATAACCCTAAGATTATGTTCTAATTTTTTGTACCAATCTGGAATATGTGCTTTAACAGGCTCAGGTTTTTCTAGCTCGGTATGAGCGTATTCTTCGTGGCATATAAACTCTATTTGCTTTCTAAACATAGAGGTTAATATACTTATTTGTGATTAAAAGTAAAGTACTATTATTTTGGAACCTGTAGACCAGGGTTTTTAGGTGTTCCACCAGCGTCTTCAACTAATTGTTGTGGTGTCTTATTAGTAGGGTATGTTAAATTTAAAGCATCTAAATCAATGTTTTGTAAAGTTTGTTTATAAGCTGTCCAAACTGATCTTTCGGGATGGCTTTCGCTTCTTTCTTTCAACCATAAATCAATAATAGATATATCACCCTCTATCCATTCTTCAATTTGTGCTCTAGTAAAAGTTCCAGGGTGATCATTATCACTTAAAGAATTATCATAAATTACATAAGTGCCATCACTATTATACTTTTCAAAAGTATGTGTTTCTTTAACTATATTTAAATACTCTGCATCTGTAATTTCAATTTTTTTGTAGGCGAACAAACCGTTATCACCCATCATAGATAATATTTCTGCGTCCCCGCCATCAACTACTTTACACAATACCCCTGCTTTATTTGGTGTGTCTGGTAAACAAATTGCATATTTTGCCATAATTAACTTCCTGTGTTTTCGTAAATTAAAATTGCTCCGTGCATGCCTTTACCAAAGAATCCACCTCTAGGGTTTCCTCTAGTAGAACCTTGACCAAAAAACATTTTATTCTGTTCACCTCTAAGATTATTACCGAGAGTATTAGATGGAAGATTTGCATGTCCTACTGTCAATAAACCCATACTAAAACCTCCGTTATTGATAAAAGGCCCAGATGTAGAGTCAAAATTTCCAGGTGTGTTTGATTGAAGTCCAATCGCAGTATTTAAAGTTCCGTCTGGCCCTGCAGTACAGTTTCCGATTGATCCAGTGCTACCCGGCTGTCCACCACCACCGCCATTCGCAGTTCCTATGTTTGTTAAATTAGTTGCAGTGCCTGCCGTACCATTTCCGTTTGTACTATTTCCAGCTTCACCTACAGTGTAAGGTCCTGAAAAAGGTGGACTGATTGGAGCTGTAAAATATCCAAAACCACCGGGACCACCTTGACCATTGTTAGGTCCTTGTCCACCTCCGCCACCACCTACTAAGTAAGCACCAACGAAGTTAGCATTGCTTGATGCAGTGTAAGTTCCAGTTCCTGGACCGTACTCTGCAAAAGAAGGGACCATATTTCCACCACCTGCAGTTCCAGATGAAGCAGAAAAAACTCTACCTGAAGAGTCAATACTTAAAGATGCTAGTGTGAATGCACCTGTTGCTGGTTTAATTATTTTTGGCATTTAAGTCCTCCATTAATCTACTAATTCAACATACGAAACGTGATAGTCTAAATCATTAGCTGCACCTGCTGTTACAGCTATCAAATCAGTTTCGTCTAAATAAATCGGAGTATCAATAAGGCTTAAAGTTGAGTCTGCTGGAACGGAAACTGTACTTAAAATTTTAAAGTAAGTTGAACCGTTATCATTACTGATTTCTACAGTAGCATCAACAGCGTTTGTCCCATCATCGTTTGCTAAAAGTATAGTGTCGATTCTAACTGCAGTTTCTGCAGGAACATCGATCATAGTTGTTCTGTTAGTATCGCCCAAAGTACCCATAGCGTTTTTGGGTGTGATTGTTGCTATATTAACTAGATTTGGTGTAGCCATATTTTTCTCCTATTTGTTTTCTATCCGAAAACCATGGAAAAGACAATACCTTTTCCATCAGTTGTTATTTTTTGTGTTGAACTAGTGCCATTAGCATTAGTTAATTTACCAACTCCTGAGCCTTTTGGCACCAAAGTAAGGTCAATATTAGTATCTCCACCAACAGCTGAAATAGTAGGACTATTGCCCGTTGCAGCGTTAGTTATATCAAAATGGTTGACTGCAGAGGCTGTTGTTTGAAATTGTAATTGTTCGTTACCGTTTTCGTCTCTAATCCCATGATCATCATCAAAATCAATCATGAAAGAATTAGTGTCTAAATTACCACCTAATTGTGGAGTTGTGTCATCTACGACATCGCCTCCAAATTCAACAGCAACAATATTAGGATTAGTGCCATCATCTGCTTTAGCATAAGCTAAAATAGTTTTACCATTTGAAATAGTTGCACTAGTTCCTGATCCTGTAACATATTTAAATACTACGTTTTGAGAACCCGAAGTTCCATTTTTTAAAAGATAAAGTTGTTGTACATCTAAAGGTATTGTTACGTTTCTAGATGCGGTTAAAGTTCCTGTAAATTCTATTACTCTGTGTGCAAGAGTTGCACCAGTTGAACCATCAGAAACTGATAAAGTTGTATCTCCAGAATCTGACACAGCTTGTGAAGTTGTTCCACCAGCTAATTGTTCAATAATTTCTAAGTTAGTATTAGTCTTCGTACCCCAAGTACCGGCGTTTTCACCTGTTGCTTGTTTTTCTATACCCAAAGGGGTGTATGTTGATGCCATATTTTTCTCCTATGCGACGTCACTATAACTTGTATTAGATCCAGTTGCAACATCAGAATAACTATCATCCGATCCATTGGAAACGTTGCTATAAGAAGCATTCGATCCTGTGCTTGGAGTAGAATAACTATTATTCGATCCAGTTGATGGTGTACTATAAGTATTATTTGAGCCGGTGTCAACATTTCCGTAAATAGGAATTGTTGTTATATTTCCTAGTCTTAAAGTGCTAGAGAGACCCTCTAAACCTATTATATCAGCGGGAGTTATTGATCCTACAGCAGAGGATATAGATTGTCCTGATACTCCTATAACATCTGCAGGCGATATTGATCCCACCGACATTGTAGAAGATATACCTGTGGGTATAACTATAGGATTAGATGTCACTACGGTAGACCCTAAAGAAGATGAAATAGATTGAGATCCTAAACCTACAATTTGATCTGATATTGTAGCAAAAGATCCAACGGATGACGTTATAGATTGTCCTGATATTCCTACTACATCAGCAGCTGTTAAAGAACCAACACTAAATGTAGATTCTTGACCAGTTAGTCCCATTACATCTGCAGGAGCTATAGAACCAACGCTAGGTGTAGCCTCTTGACCAGTTAACCCCATAACATCTGCAGGACTTATTGATCCAACACTAAAGCTAGAACTTACACCTGTAGGAGTTACTAGGTTATTTACAGATGAACCATAAGGTTCTTCACCCCATCCATTTCTACCCCAACCAACTAAGGTTCCAACACTTGTTATCTCACCTAAAGTCGATGTTATTTCACCAGGTGAAGATATACCAATTACATCTGCTGGAGAAATTTCTCCAAGTGATGAAGTTATAGATTGACCTGTTAATTCTACTTGCTGAATATCGCCTGCATCAACAGTTCCTAAAGATGATGATATAGATATTCCACCAACCTCTACAGTGTAAGCGACACCCCATCCTGAATTACCCCATGCTTGTCTACCCCAGCCAGCAAAGTTAAATCCGTCAGCATTTCCAAGAGAAGAAGTTATAGAGAATCCTGTTGGAGAAACTATGGTTTCTGCATCAGCTGTTGCACTTCCTTGTAGTGCATCTATTTGTTGAGGCATTGTAACATCTACAGGTATTAGTTGTGAAGCTGTAACACTTCCAACTGAAGATGTTATTGATTGACCAGATGGTTCAACAGAGTATTCAACTCCCCATCCAGAGTTACCCCAAGTTTGTCTTCCCCAACCTTCAACGTTAAAAGCTGATTCATCTCCTAATTCAGAGGTTATAGAAAGACCTGTTAAAGAAACAGCTACTACTTCAGATTGCCATGTATTGGCTCCCCAAGTGTTATTGCCCCAGGTTGATGCCATAAGGAAGGCCTCCTTATGCTAGTCTTATGATCGCGTTAGAAGCGTCTGCTGTAGGAAATTGAATAGTGAAAGTTCCACTACTTACAGTTTTATCAGCACCAAATGCAATCACCGCAACAGCGTCAGTTGTGCTTGAACCACCGTCTGTTGTTGTATTGTAAATTAATGCACCGTTAGCTGTGAAAGAAGCTGATGTAAATGATACATCATCAAAATCAGTAAAGGCTGTAGTTGAAGATAAAGAAACGCCTGCGTTTGTTAAAGTGGCACCACCAGCTGTGTAAGCAGTTCCTGATGAATTAGTTATTTCATTAGAAGTAGAGTAGTCTTCAGTGGATGCACCTAAAGATGCTGAACTAGTAAATAAAGCTATTTTAAAAGTGTGTCCACCAGATGCTTGAAAATCGTGTTTTCCTTTTAACAGGTCTCTTTTAAAAGTTGAACATATTGCCGATGTAATTGCCATGTTTATCTCCTATTATGGGTTTGCTGAGTTTATTGGTATTCGAACAGTGCCATCAGTGTAGTCGTCTCTTCTTCGTCTTCCAACTTGCTCGTTAGCAAACTTCTGTATTTCTGTTCTATACTTTTGCTCGTATAATGTCAACATATCTGCTGGGCCTTTTAAAAAGCCATAAGTCTCTGCCAGACAGCAATATAATAAGCCATTTGGGAAATTTACGCTAATGTAGTTAGTTTGATTGCCAGATTCTAAGGTAGCTGGCATTTTATTAAAATGTATTCTAAATCTATAAGTAGTGTTAGGAACAGGAGCCACTATAATTCTTCCAGAACTGGTTTCAGTATCTCCAGTCGCTCCACCATACATAGCGTAATATTTAGGTTTACCTTGAGCGGCTGATGTTCCTGTAACATCTTGATATTCTTGTAAATATGTATAATCTTTTTTTTCTAACCATCTGTTAGCTCCAGTAATCTCTGATCCTGCCGTATCATAAACTTGAACTCCTCTTACAAAAAGAGCTCCAGCTGGCACATTTATAGTTTCTTGGCCAGCAACAAAATTTCCTAATTGTTGTTGTCTATCTGCATCAATAGGAACATCACGCATAATTCTATATTGTGCGTTTAAAATAATATTTTCTAATTGATCTGTAGATAAAACATTTGAATCTACTTCTGTGTAGTTTCTAATTTGTGTAACTAATCCTGTATAACTAATTCCTGCCATTATGCTGATAGTGTGACTGGTCCAACTGAACAGCCGTCACCTCCTCCTTTTACTCCTCCCTTTGTAGCAGTATCTGTATCAACTGTAAAATGGAAAAAATTAGCCACAGAAAAATCACTAGTATTTCTAGCATCATTTACATAAAGACCAGTTGTAATTGTGTAACCAGCAGCTTTAGCTATGTTAGCTCCAGTTATACCATCAAAATTTTGTGGGTTTGCAAATTGAAAAGATCCTCCTGATGCAGTTGTTGCAAGAGGAGCTCCTCTAAATCTTTTAGTATCACCATTTGTTATTCCATGTCCTGGTGCTGTAACATTTATTATTCTAGATCCTGCTTCATAAGTTTCAAAAGCATCTGTTGGTAATAGGTATGGAACTGCACTTTCAATTCTAGGTGGTCTTACATTACGCAAAGATATTGCATCACCATTCATAGGTTTTGGTTCTAATTGTGGTTGTTTTGGTTCAAACTCTGATATATGCACGAATGATCCATTCCATTCTCTAACCATTTCTTTATATGGAAACTCTAAACCAGACCTATCTGATATAGCTTTTGCATATTTTCCAGTTGCATATTTTGCCATTATGTTCCTGGGTAATAAGCTTTAGGCGTAATGTATGTGCTTGAAGCCGACCCATCCTCCGCTAATGCCCTAGCAAACTCATCTTCATAAAGTAGTTTCATAGGTTGTATTAATTCTGGTTTATATTTTTGTGCTAAATAGTACGATAGTCCTGATACCATGCAAGGCACAAATCTAAATGGTACATCTGTTGCATTAGTATAATCACCCACATCTTGTATTCTTTTAATGTAGTAAAAATGCATATCTTTCGATGCATTTGTTGAATCTGGTGTTGGATAAACGTGTATCCTAACTTTGTCTATAAATCGCTCTACCCAATATTGATTAGGTGTGCCTTTTGATAACTTATTTGAAAATGCAGCGTAAGTAGATCTATCTACTTTTGTCATTGGTGAATCTGATTGAGTTGTCTGTGTTCTA